GTTTCCCAGTCACGATCGGCGGGGGTGACGGTCCCAGAAATCGCTGAATACCAAGTATCATAATCCCCTTGAGTAACTGCAATATCTGAGGTCGGATTTGTATAGGAATATCCCGAATATGGATCACCTGCAAATGCTACATCCATAGCATCTTCAACCGTCGTACTCAATGCCGACGGGCCAGCTCCATAAAGCCAATCCTCATGCATACCTTCGATATATGCAGGGAAGGAAACTTCACCTGACACACCACCACCTGAACCGCCCATGTTAGAACACCGCTAGGTTAGTTGAGACATCTGCTCCAACTTGCTGGAGGAACCTTCTATATCGAGGATCCTCTCCAATAAATCCTACAAGTCGTGAGCAGTCTCTAGATTCTCCATATCGCTTAAGCTGGGAGATCGCCTCTTTCCAGACTTCAAGGGGAGTCTTCCTATCTATCACATATAGATGATAAACCATAAGGCTCCGAATGCAGGAAATAGGATCGTCCCAAATACAGGTTGTTATTAATGCTAGATACTGGTAGGGTTCTTTGTCCTCAGCAACTGCCATCCAAACAACTAGGTCATCTCTTAGAACCGCTGCTAAATTGTTCGTAAGAATCTCCCTAGAAACCGCAATCTCTGGGGGAAGACTCTCAGCCATCATAGGAGCAATAGTCTCCCACGCCGCATTAACCTGTTCAGGAAAGACTCTGAGGAGCATGTCGGGCCACCCTTGTACCTTCTCGAGGGCCTCTTGTGAAACGTCTATCGCCGCGCTGGACCTTAGCGATAACTCTCTCTAGGCTAAAAGTTGTTGGATCACTGGCCCTCACTAGTAACTTAAACTCTAGCCCTTGAACACGGAGCATTGTCTCACCATTCGGATTAACCTGAACCCAGTCAGTTTGCTCCCAGGAATCTTCCTTATTGTATTTATACTGTAGCGCTACCTCTACTGTTCCACCACCTTGGCAGGCTACCTCTATCGCCGTAATAGTCTTATGATCTCGTCCACCAAGATCAAAACGTGAGGTCCTCAGGGAAGCGTAGAGAGTCTCGGCTATATCAGGAATATGTCTTCCGGCGTAGTTGGTCCCTTTCCAGTTGGTGAAATAGGGATACCTATAATTATGCCTAGATAGTCCATTTCTAGTAAGCTGAAACGACCGTTGATCAGAGGATATAAAAAGATCTCCCAAGAGATCATCATAGGTCATTACGACCTTCTCGCTGTTGGAAACAAACGGCAGCAAATACTCCTCATACCCTAGACGCTGCAAGTCTAAATTCGCATCCAAGCTCCATAAGACACCAGTCGCATCCAAGAAGAAATGTATAGAAGAAGAGCCAGCGACAGATCCTCGGTCATAAATTCCGATCCATCTCAACCTATCATTGACAGGATGAGGTGCACCGTAACCAGCTGGAACATCTTCCCCTCCCAGAGTATGCGTTAAAGCATTTGTTCCATCTGAACCATAGGCGATGAGATGATTTCCCAAACCTCTCACCACTTGAACTGTCCCCCTAAATGTGCAAGGGAACCAGCCGAGCTGACCTCTTTTGAGACGCTCGAAGAATCTATCATAAGTTGGCCTATACGTCGCCGGATACGACAGAGGCATGAAGAGCCATAACGGGAAATCTCCCCCACCAGGAGAGCTCCACATTACGTAATTGCTGCCGATATCATCGAAGCCTGTTATTACATCATTATTAATGGTAGACTTCATCTGTTGGAAAATCTCCTGCATTGTCTGAGACCAAACGTCTGAGGAAAGACCTCCAATTATAACCCTCCCCTTGTGCACACATCCTGTCTTAATAGTAATAGAATCATTTATCCAGTATTTCTGAGACTGCGGCACAAGGGGATCAAGACCAGTGGTAAAAACTGTACAGCTCCCATTAAACATAAACCAACTATTTCCCACATCTGCGTGGTGCCACACTCCTCCCTCCGTCACTGCTTTGTTCGTAAGAGGATTAGAGGTATCGTAGAGTGTGAGGGAGGAGGTGGACCACAAAGTAGAAGCCTCTGTGACCAACTTCACAGCTGTCCTTTCTCCAAGAACAGATACATCCTGCCCACGATAAAGTTGGGGATAAGGCCAGTCCACAGGGAGCAGACCATTGAATGGATCACTCTGCAGCAACTGAGGCTCCAATCCAAATTCATCCACCCTCATCCCAGCCAGATCCTCTAGGAATACTGTATTGACAGACGCCAAACCAGTAGCCTGTGGACGTAGCCCACCCCGGAACTCTGATTCAAATATGATTGGAAGTTCTATCATTTCAATTCAACCCTACGAAACACAGCCAAAAACCTCCAAAGAGATGATGACCAGTAACCGCGTAATTTTCATAGAAAGCCCATCTACCTTCTACTTTAATAGGATCATCCATCATGCCTCAAAGCATACAAAGTCAATTTGTACAGGGCTAGCTGAAGCTGAAACCGCTGCATAGATAGGACCATTTGCACGGAATCGAAGGGGCGGATCTCCAGCCGCCATCTTAAAGGGCATTTCAGAAAGAGTCTGTCCAGAAAGACCAAATTTCACAACGCCAGCAGCTGACAAGTGACGAATCTCCCAAAGCCCCTGTGTGCCAATATCTCCAGAAACGACGACCTGCTCAGCTGTCGTACTGTTAATATTCTGAGTTCCCTTGGTGTAGTCTGAGCCTGCCTGATCTACCGACCAAGTTTTCTCAGGGAGAGTAAATCCTGCAGGACCGTTCGAGGCCTCTTTGCCTGAATACACCAGCTTTGTGGTGACCATAATTTCATCTGCCATTTACTTAACCTCTATAGCATAATCAAGACAGTATTCAAAATCCCGTGCAACATCCCCTGCATAGTGAGCTCGGACTATGACTACCTGACTAGGAGAAATCTTTATATCTCCTAAATCTGTGAATCCAGGAGTTAGTTTGTCAGGTCCTAGGATAGTCTGGAAAGAGAGTCCCTGTCCTAACATCACGACAATCGCCCAATCTTCTCCAATAGACTCTGGAATAAACAGACGAGCCTTCCTAACAAAACCTCCCTCTACACAGGAGATCATTCCAAGTAAGGGATTAATGCCTACAGTCTTCCCTGAGATACAACCATAGCTCTTGATTGGTGCAGATCTCTCTTCTCTTTTCTCTTTCCTTTTCTCTTCTAGATCCTGCCGAAAATTATCTTCTCTAGGCATTTTGGTGCCTCCAGCTATTTGATCTAAAGTCCTGGAATGCTTGATCATTCTCAATGGTGTCGTAGGTTATTCCCTTAACAAGCTCGTTGAGGGCCCCAATGAGATCGTTTTGCCCTGCACTATTTCGGTGAGCAAACTCAAGCATTAGTTGAACAGCCATGCTCAGCGTGAATGGTTCAGCTACTGTCCAGAAATTACTATGGCTGTCTTCAACAAGGGTTGTTGAGAATGTCGTCCCTCGGATAGTTACTGTAGCAACCTCGGTCGTCGTTGGCAATAAGAGGATCCTAGTTGTCGTCTCCAAGAATGGAGTTGACGCTGCCTTCCTCGTAATCGCATGGGTGTAGTGCGTAGGAACACCCGTGAAAGTTTGACTAGCTGGGAATTGCTGTTTAACCTCTGTTATCGTCAGCTTCTCTAACTTCGTCTCATTATCATCACTGTCTTTAACCCATATCTCAGAGATCGTCCGAAAGGGGATATCCTTCGACGTATCACCTATAGCCCAGGTATATTCCTGTTCCGCCAGGAAACTGTCTGTTTCGACAATCCTATCAAGGTGACGAAGCGCAGCTCGGAGATAGTTATCGAGCCCATTGTCAGACCAATCTGATCTGTTGACGAGATCATACCGACCTGACTGCTTCGCGAAGAATTCTCTGAATTGTTTTAGGTTCATAACAGTAGCTTGGAAAGGTGAGCCTCAGTCTCTCACCACTTCCTTTGCTTCCTCCCGGTTATGAGGTTTCGATGGTATCATCGTGGTTAAGACCTACACGAGATAGGTAACCATGCTTCAACGGATGATGCAACTCAATCGAGGCCTCAGTGAGGTATTCCTCCTGCGTTGCATCCACACCACGATTGCTGCCCTTTTCAGGAGCATCAATATACTTCGTATCTCGATTCTCGCCGTTACCAACGAGCGGTCTCCAAACAACTGAATCCGGCTCGAGAATAATAAGATCGTTCCTCCATTGTGGATTCTGTGTCATGAGAGGGTGAGTACGAAGATCAACGATACCAAATGGTGTGATCCAACGAAGGACTTGAATACCAAACTCGGTAGTCGTTGGTGTGATGTTGATATGGCCTCCAGCCATTGCAAGCTCCTGGATTCCCAGAAGGGCACCACTGCCACAGAAACCGACCTTATGAGGCCGTCCATAGCGCATGATGATTTCCAGCTTCTTATTCAGCCACTTCATGCCATTGGGATTAGTAGCAGTTCCCTGTCCGGTACCAAGCCAATCGGATGTCGTATATGGAGCTGCGTGAGAGAACGCCTCCACATTGCCGTGACTATTAGCGTCGTTCTCTCTCGTGAGGATCGTTGTCACACCGTCCATCGTGCGGAGAGGTTGTCCATTCTCAGCACTTGTCACAATCGACCGAACACCATAGAGGATATTCTTCTCGATCTCAGTGCTATGATAGTCTAGACAATCTCTCTTTTTCTCCTGATATCCAATACCAGTTCTCAGGCGAGTGGCCTTATTGGTGTTGGTGATATTCAGAGGAGTACGCATGATCTGCGTGTAGTTGTAGTACTTCACAGGGTCCTGCGCGACAGCGTTCGGACGTTCTGCACCTTCCGGAGCAGCACCCGCGCCGAGAGTCAGGCGGTTGACCTCATCAATGTCATAGGTGTCGCTTGATGCTTCGAGAAGCTTGATACCAATAGCACTATTCGCGCCATTGACATCAATATGGACGATTCGTCCAGCTGTACGATATCGATAATCACCATCCTTCTCCAACCAACAGGTGTGTCCAACACGAGCCTGCTGTGCAAGCGCAGCTGGTGCCTTCGCATAGAAGATATCTCCAGCTGCTGGCTGAGCATCTGTACCTTCCGTATAAGCTGATGCGAATGCCGCATCCTCAAATACACCTGTCGATGTTAGAGATCCAGATTGGTTCTGGAAAGTCTGTGTCCACCAGTTAAACTCAGGGTCGTCAACTGGCTGAGCTCGCATCATCGACAGCATTGCCGTCAACTGTGCCGAGCCGTTTGGAAAGAGTCTGAGGATCTGCTGACGCCAGTTCTTAGGCCGAACGTCGGTTCCCCAATTCTCAGACCCTCGCATACCTTGATAAGCCATAATGAAAGTCTCTTAAAGATGAAACAATAGAAAATGCGATCAGCTCAGATCAAGTTGGCCCGTGCTGTGCAAGGAACTCGATACCTGTTGATTTCACAATCAGGGTCTCGGCAGAGGTATTCGCATCGATTACCCAGGATGTTATTCCCGTAATAACCTTCAGCGTACCAGTTCCCCCAGTTACCTGGAAAGAGAATTCATCGCCTTCGCATTCTCCAGGAGCTGGCAATTTCACAAGTGCCTGGTTTGCTCCAGAGGTCGCATCGACGAGAACTGTGCGTTGATACCGCTCTAGCCTAGTTGTGGAGGCCGCCGTGGTATCAAGTCGCAGGACAGGATTAGGTTTGGAATCTCTGATTCCCTCCAAAGATTGGCCCATATTGGAAGCCTCCTACGTTGGTTAGCGGTTGTTAGTGAAAGAGGAGATTAACCTACAGCACCGAGCATGTCATCGAGCTGCTTCTCCATAGGTGATCTGTTATCCTGCACCCCTTGGGGACGCTGTCCAGTTGGCGCTAGGCCACTCGGGATGAATCCCTGAGTTTGCTGCGGTGCAGTATATTGAGGTTGCATTGGGTTCGTCTGCATCTGCTGCATACGCTGAGAGGCGACGCCAGCTGCTTGAAGCTTTCCACGAACGCTAGATGCTGCTTGGTGCAATACCGTATTCAGGTCATAATGTGGATACTGTGCACTTATAGCATTTGCCTCAGCAGATAGTTGCTGACGGAAGGGTTGGAGATCTTGGTTCTGTGACCAGAACGTCGAGACCGAGGCCTGTATTGCAGCCTGTCTATTAAGAGTTGGAGCTACAACTGCTGGCACATCTCTGAGGGTGTGTTCCCGTCCAAGCTGATAAGAACGGGTCCCAGCCAGCTGAAATAGCTCCAGAAGTTTCTGCACATTCAGTTTCCCATCATCTCCTACTAAGCCCTGCGCTTCTTCCGCTTTCAGGATCGCTGTTGGATCAAGAGGTTGAATTTGCGGCACGGCAGGCTCCTGAGGTTGTGGGTTCTGTCCAGCCTGCATTTGTGCCATCAATAGCTGGATTGTATTGTTTTGGTTAGCTATCTGCTGCTGAAGAGCTGCCAAGGCGGGATCTACTTGAGGTTGTTGTTGCTGGGTTGGTTGTCCCTGTTGTTGCTGGCTATGCTGCTGTGTAGAAGATCCAGGATTTAGATTATCTGGATTAATAGCAGCCATATCAACTTCCGTCCCGTCTAGAGTCGTAATCTGTCCTGGGTCAGGATTCTGCCCTGGAGCGAGTTGCTGTCCTGGCTGCTGCACAGTATCTACTACAGGTGGATTTAAGAAAGGTTTCTGTACTCCCGGTTGAGGAGGAGTCGCCTGTGCTTGCGTTTGAGATCCCAAGGAATTTATCATATTTGAGATCTGGTCTGCCATGTCTGACATAATTATTCCTCTTTAAGGTAATTAATAAAAGCGTCTGGTAGGAGAAGGACCTGTGTTATAATGTCCGATGCACCTTGCAGGCCTCTCAATTGTTCTATATCCTCAGCTTCCATTGCTGCATCTTTGACGATCTCTTGACGTTCTTCGAGCCAAGCCTTCATATCCATCCATATAGGTGAGGTCTTAAAGCGGTGCCAAGAATCTGCTGAGGAATTTATCTTATCGTGGTAAAGTTCTACTGCTCTAGGATCTGATATTTGCATAGGAACTTTAATGATTAAAGTGTGCTGCTATACCCCAAGGAATTCATGATTGATGAACATCTTTAAGGTATCACTATTAGTCTTCGTGAACTCAGTTATGAGGAAATGGTTCAAGGCTCCGGTTGGGGAGGCGTCGTTGTCGACAATCGCTCCTTCTTTGACCGCCGCCGAGAACGCTGAGGTTCCATACTGATATCTCCACGAGGCAATGTCGTTACCGTCTCCGGTATTGTCAGTGTCATCATCCGGGCTTTTCGGATAACCTGAGTCAACTGCTGTCGCTGCACCTGTGATAAAGGTTGTGACGTCGGTATCTCCTTTAGCAACCGCTGCAGAGCTGGAGCCAAGGCGCAATCCAGCTGTAGTGTTACTGAAGTCATCTGTGGGGGTTGCTTCGACACCTCTTTGGGCATAATAAACATCTCCGTCATTGGTCACTATATTTCTCCCGACGAACAAGAGAGGATCAGCCTCCCCCATATCTTGTCGGAGTAGTGCCAAGACATTTCCGTGAATAGGAACAACGGCATCGGGGGTCCACAGTCCATTGGCAGTCCTATAGACCCTGTTAGCGAATTTAAGTAATCGTTCTCTGTAAAGCATCGTCTCCTGGGTTTAGGACAGCTAATACATTCTCTCCCATCTTACGAGATTCATTAATTGTCTCAGGTTGTCTTCTCCTCTGTTGGTATGCTGCATATACGAAGAGACCAAAGACGGTTAAACCTCCAAGAAAGAAAGCTGCGATATGTGTTAAGATCTGGATAATCATTCTTGAAATAGGCCGTTTGAACAAAACAACCTCTTTTTATGTGTACGTGAGCCAATCCCCGCTCCACTGATAGCAATGATCAGATCATAGTGGGTCCATAGGGTTAGAGCTAGGGCATCCTCAAGAGTACCCTCAAACGTTCCTCTAGCCTTAGTTGCATTGTATGTCATAGATGCAGGGAAGGATTGACCAGAGACAGTCGTTCCACTCGTCGTCTGTAGAGTCATCGTCACCGTAGCTGAGGCATTCAAGAAACTATTCGCACTTTGTGATAGATCTCTAAGCTCAGTCAGCACAATGAAATTATCTGTATCCTTATAAATCAGACTCTCCGGCATCGTTGATATCTATTTTTCCTGAGATCTTAGGCCCAATAAAGTCTATAACCATCTGGATCTTAGGTAGAACGGTGAGGGTTGCCCAAGTGACTCCTGCGACAGTGGCCGCCGATACTAACTTTAGAGTAGTCTCTACGACATTAACAGTCTCAGCCACCAACCTAATAATACCTCGAAGATCTAAGGTGCTCTCACTGACGTTGACTGTCTCAGGGGACAACCTAAGAAGACCTAAAAAATTCAAAGAGGTTTCGTTAAGGTTAACCACCTCCGCCGAAGAACGAACAATTGCTAGGAGACTAGCTACAGTTTCTACGACGTTGATTGTCTCGCCCACCAAGCGAAGGAGTACTAAGTTCCTCTGTGTAGAGGCGTTAATGTTAACCGTCTCAAGAGGCAACCGAACTAATGCCCTAAACTTCAAGAAAGTTTCGTTGAGGTTAACGGTCTCAGCTATTAAACGAAGTAGTCCTTTAAACTGTAAGGCTGCCTCAGAAATATTAACAGTCTCACTTGAAGTTCGAACAAGTCCTAGATAGTGAAGGACACCCTCCACAAGGTTAGAGGTCTCATCTACTAATCGAACAATGCCTAGTTGTTTTAAGACAGACTCAACGATGTTAGTAGTTTCAGCAATGAGCCTAGTAATTCCTAGATGTCTAGAAGTAGCCTCAACTATATTCGTAACCTCTGAGACAAGTCGAAGGATTCCTAGATTCCTCAGAGAGGTCTCATTAATATTGACTGTCGCCGCTATTAACCTTGTAATTCCCCTACTAGCTATGGTTCCAGATTGCAGGTTAACCACCTCATCTACTATCCGTGTGAGGGCTCCTCCTGCAACAGCTGCAATACCAATGATACCCTGAAGGTTTCCACGGCCGCTAGATAGGGTGAGGGTATTAGCACTTTGTGACCCTGTTAAATCATCCTCTCCTATCCACATAGAGACATTTCCAGAGCCAGATGCATTTATATCCTCTATTTCTGTGTACCCTGTAGGTTCAACACTAACATCGACGTTAGCATCCATATGAGAGACACCAAGAGATAGAGTGTCTGTTCCATAAGTTACGGCAGGGAGTTCTCCAGAGGTATCTGCAGCATTTACAAATACTCCTCCATCGTCGAAGCCATTATGTTCTGCATCGGGGATTCTATAACCTACAATAGCTGCTTTTTGATTCCCTGTCCAATCTACCTCAACAGTCGTCTCAGAGGTATCTCCAGAGACTAGTTCCTTGTAATGACAGGCTCCAGAAACACCATTAGAGCCGACAGCTGTCTCAGTTGAATATAGAGTGGTAAATCCTTCTACTCCCCCAGTAGCAATTACAATACTAGCTGCTTCCCCATCAACAGTTGAGAAAACTACTAAGAAGTCTCCTGTTGCAAACTCACTTGATCCATTGACAGCTAGAGAGGCAGCTGCTTCATTCGAAGATGAGGAGTATGTATATTCATGTGACCAATTAGGAGCTGCCATTAGACTGAGGATTTATGACAACGACCAATTCTTCTTGTCCTACTGCCCTACATAGAGTAGTCGCAACTGACCAAGGACCTTTAGGATCTGGTAGGAAGTAATCCTTATATTGTATCTTGACCTGGGTGGTATAGATCTTTAGCTCCTCCCAAGAAGGAAACATTCCACGTAGGTTGTAGACTATCTTGACAGAGGCTCGATTATCTCTCACTCCTTGGAATATGTGAGGCCAGTCTTTCTTAAAGTGCCGAAGGGTGAGCTTTTGAATCTCTTCATCGCCTATTTGAAGTTGTACTCGCTTCATTATAGAGACCCTCTGTTAGGTGCTACTAGATTGCCAGCCTGTACTCGCCTTTGCACCTGTTCTTCTGGAAGAACCTGAACCTGTGTGTTAATAAATTGATCTACAGATTTCGCTCCAAGCTGTCGAGCAATATGCATAATTAGGCGATTCATATCGAGTGACTGAAGAACCTGAGGCACTGATCCTGCAACCTGTAAGAATTGAATCCAAGACTGTGCGTCTTCCCGGCCTGGGATTGTTCCATCTCCTACCATTACGTCAAGAGGGCCTCCAAGAAGGTCTCGAAACTCTACCCTGAGTTGATTGTTTGGAGCTTGTTGGCCAGGGAAGATCTGACGAAGAGTATCTCCAAGCTGTCCAGTAGTATCTAAGAAAACCGGCTCCGTCATGAATTGTTGGTTATGAGCAACGAACATTCGGCCCAGAGGTCTCATATACTGCCAGGAGATAAGCTGGGCATCTTTCTCCAGTCGTGAGAGCTGGGAAGTTCTAGCTGCCTGAGCTTGTGCAGAAGAGATCCTTGGGCCTTGATTTACGACGTTTCCTCGAACAGCATCGGGGGTACCGGCCGCTTCATTGCCTAGGGCGCGGAGGAAGGCCACATCACTCATGTTGTTTTGGGTGAGATCTTGGATCTTGATCTGTCCCCAATACGAGTCGATACCTCCACGACCCCAGGCTGCTTTTCTAAGGCGAATCCTTTTACCTGGTTTAGGGTCCAGCATATCCTTCTCGTTGAGCATCATCGGATCGTAGATTAGCTCGTTGTTTACCGAGCGTTTTACGTTCTCGATGTGGCTACTGAAAAGGAAATTCACGTGTTCCTGGAGATCGTGAACAGTACCGAGTCGGGAAATAGGTAGGGCTGAATAACCATCGGTATCCGGTGCTCCAACAGCGACAGGAAACTGTCCATGATGAAGTCCCGTAGGCCGAGCAGATATTATAACGGCATCTCCTGCCAAGGCGAAAAGCCACTTTTCTGGTTCCTTCCCCTTTCCTAATTTCCACTCCTCGGGAATAAGATCGACATAAAGCCAGAGGACATCTATTGGTCGTTCGAGGTCTGGGGAGGTTGGATCTCCAAAGCGCCTTTCTGACCCCTCCCTCGTGAAATTCCCAGAGGTTCCATCCATCTTCTTCAGGTATTGAACGTTGAAGAACATATCTGGATTTTGAAGTTCGAGGTTTCTCAAGCGAGGATACGTTGTCCTCGAGACCCAACCAATAAACTCACCGCGCTGTGGGTCATGCGCAGGGACATTTGGATCTAAAATGAGACGGTATGGATCAATCTCCATGAGGTCGTTGCCCTCACCAATCACGACGAGATCTCCTGCTTCCCTCTGCAATGTTTCAGGATTTAGCGTCGTTTGGCGAGATAGTTCTGTATGCCATTTTGCATGGCTCGCCCCTATACCATAGGCGAACATATCCCTCATCCCTGTGTACAGTTTCATAGGGTGGGTATATCGCCGAGAGTGGATGTTGACGATATCTTGATGGAGTTGAGCTTTGACGATATCCTCTGGTCCCGTCCCTCCATACGTCCAGATAGGGTCTTGGATAAAGGCCGCCATCATATAGGTGAGGATAGTTTCTAGGGTGATCTTACTGACAGGAACAATAATCTTGTTATACCCTCCATCAGCATCGTTCTCCTTGAGCTCCTCTGGATGTACATAGGCTTTAAGCATGGAGTTGATCTCATCCCATTCGCTATGCTTGCTAGCCATCTGTTGATATCCTCGCATAGCCTTATCAAGGATTTTCATGACGAGCTTGCTATGGAACTCCATCCTTGGACCAAGCTGGAGGCGATTGGGATATTTGTACTTAAACTCATCTCCTCGGAATGGAAGAACTGAGGTGGTACCAACTCCTGATGTGCGTGTGATAGGCATTTTATTTCGCGCTGAAAACTCTTATATATCCTACAGTGGAGGTACCAGCTATGGTGACTTCAATCCAACCTAGTTCAGTAGCACCGGTAAGTCCGGCATCTGTAAGGGATGCATTCGCTGTGGTCCCCTCAATAGTGAGATGGTCTGCTGCGAGGGTGGTGAAAGATCCTGTACTCGGACTATTAGCACCAATCGCCGTTGCGTCGATCTCTCCTCCATCAATGTTGACAGAAGTAGCTGACTGACCACCGAGACTGCCAAGATTGAAAGTGCCGCTGCCAGTTTCGTATCGAACGAGGGCGACGCTATCGTCCCACCAGAATGGACCGAGCGTTCCTGCCCACCATCTCCGTAGGGCCATGTCATATCTCTAATCGTTTTCTATGAGATTCTTTAATCATTAAAGTACTCTCCATCCATCCATAAGGCGAGGGTTTATATAGTCATTAGCGTCCTCATAAAGCTCTGCATATTCAGCTTCAAGAGCAGCTTCCTCATTTCCTGTCGGTACATCATTATGCCACTCCATGTAGCGGGCTCCCTCTTCGAGGATGAAGGGAATATATCCAACAGCATCCATAACATCCCACAGCTTACTATTGGGGAAGGTCATTAATTGACCCTCTAGAACTGTACAGACAAGGGGATTGTGCCAAATGAGACCCTGGCGATAGTAAGGGATGAGAGTCTTGATTCTAGCAATCTTACCTTTCTCATTTACACCACCTTTGGCGTGTAGTTCCATTATCTCAGCGAAAATGCCCTCACTTCGGAGATAGTTCTTGATGGGATGCATCACCCATTGATTCAAGCCAGTGACTTCTATTGCAACGAGGTCGACTCCATAGCCTGTAATCATAGCTCCCATCCTGTTGAGAATCTCATCGACGTGCCACTTTCCACGTTGGATATCTCTGATATAGATCTTATGAGCGGGGAGATCGAGAGTGACGAGAACAAGAGCACTATCAGCAGACTTTGGGTTATCTGTCTTGGCGGGATCGAGAATTAAGAGGTGCTCGAGACCCTTCTTGTAGAAGTTAATTGTGCCTGGATCATAATGCAGGAAATGATCAGAGTTGAAAGCTGCATCCTCTCTTGGAGGAGTCGGCATATTCCTCAGCTCACGGTAGAAGACATCTAGGATGCCGTCCTCTTTATGCTGTTCGTACTCTCTTTTAAGGTCTTCATCACTGTACAGGTGTGGAGCATTAGACTCAAACTTATCATTGCAGATTTCTAGAACGAGACTGTTCCATTTTGTACTCTCGACTAGCTTCATAAGGATACTGTCATGGTGGAGAACAGTTCCTATATATTTTATGCTCCAATCTCGACGACGACGATCTACAGCTTTAAGAACATCTGCATTCACCCATTCCCAACGTTCCTTCCTGATAGCGGGGTTTTTCATCTCCTTCGCCTTTTCGAGGTCATCGAAGATTATTCGGTCAGGACGAAAACCTCTCCAGTTCTGTCCCCTGATTTGCTGACCACCACCTCTAGGAAAGATGCAACAATCGTGTTCAGGGGTTTGGATAACCCACATCTCCTTAGACCATTCCCGCGTCTTTAGGTTCGGAAAGAGCTTAACGATGGTCTCGTTGTGAGTAAGCTGATATTTAAGATTTTCAGATTGCTGAACGGCAAGAGCTTCTGTTGCGGATATAGGGACAATATAACGAGCTCCACCTAGAAGAGCCTCTACTGTAGGATAGACAAGGTTAGTGAGAGAAGTTTTTCCGATACCACGCGGAGCAGCAAGGGCGGTCAGTCTAGAGGGATGTTGGAGATGGTCCCTCATTTGGTAGTGGATAGGATCGAAAGGAGCATAGAATACCTCTGGATAGAGGATCTTCGCGGCCTTGAGGAGATCGGTCTGACAGTCGAGAAGGAGTTGTTGTATCTCTGTCAGCTGTTCCATATTTCGGTTTAGGGATTAAGCAGCTTGGGGGTTGCTCGGTGAATGGGAGTCCTAGGGATTCAGCTCGGATCTTCCTATTCCACCAATCTGCATGGAGGGTTATACACAAGGTGGGATCTGTTGGGGTTAGAGAATCATCCTCTGGAACAAGGAAACAACCTGAGAGGAGGCAGGCCAAGAGCAGAAAATAAGCTGCGGTGAAAAAACATCTCATGACCTACCTCCAATTAGGTTATTTAGAACGATGCTCAAGGAATGTGTAGATAGTATAGGGTTTCAATCTCGTATACTCTATAAAGCTATTCCCCGCCCTACTCGCTGCAAACCAGCCTCGAACAATTTGAATGATGTCCTTAGCGATGACAAAGATTGCTGGGAGGTAAATCGTGAATAACTCATTTAGGTTATCTACTATAGGGATAATATCAATACCTATGAGCATTAACAACGCTGGAGCGGCGAGAATGAGGATCTGGCTCACTCGATTCCAAAAGTCTGATAACATAATTACCTCATTGGGTTGTATCTGTGTTGCTCTCCAACAAGGGGCGGAGGAGACCTTCGAGGTTCTTCCCGACAAGCTTCACCACATCTTGTATGGAGTCTTGTTTAGCGTCGATCCTAGCAAGCAGGCTTAGCTCCACAGTCTCGATGTGAGACTTGTTATCAGCTGTCACTCGTGCTAAGGAATCAACCTTATTATTCAATGTAGACAAGGCGCCTCCGAGGGCCTGTGTCTGTTGCTCGATAGCAACTCTAGTATCATTAGGTGTACCTGCCCAGAACCCCTGGACTCTATCTACCCCAAAGATCATTCCCACGAATAATAGAAGGGCCAAACCTCCTTGTTTAGTGGATAGACTGATAGATATCCCACTAGGCTTTTGTGTTACATCTCCGTTTGACATTTCTCCTTCCGTTATAAGGGGAGCAGTTAAATAATACTTATGCGTTAGACGAGGTTTTGTGCATCCAGTTCCAGCTTAGTCGATTCCACAATCTGCCTTTATAACAGTTCTAGTAGAAAGGCCGTCCTCAGAGGCATCCCAGATTTTCTCTGCGTTTCCACCCTGGTAATCTTGCCACCATAGCTCATCTGGAGCGGCGTCGTAGACTAGTTTCTGTCGATCTCTTAGATAGGTATGAAAGGTTCCACTGACAGTTGGGGAGTCTGTACGAGAGGCAGCAGTTCCATATGTCCATCTACGACAGGTTCCCTGATCGAGATCAAAGAAAACATTTACGTTGGCGTCAGCATAGAGGATGCTACGGTGTTCTGCAGGGGTTGGTATATTGGGTCCTGGGCTGTCACTCGCCTTGAGGATTTCCGTTTCTACGAGGGTGACTAGGTCATACTCATCGATAGTTCTTTCCTTAAAGAGCCCTATGTCCCCGTGGAAGGTCCAAAGGACGTTCTTGTCAGGATCAGGGCAGGCATACCAAATAGAACCAGCAGATTGTGTTGTGATCGTCTGGACATCGTTGTAGTCTAGGTCTAGCTGACGAACTATGGTGGGGTTGCCTGCAGCTGGATCATATTCGAAGACGCTGAAGATTTGGCCCCTTTTTCTAGATAGTTTGAGGGTGATAGGGAAATTACCAGCAGCGATGCTAGTAGCCCTGAGAGTTTCAGTAACTCCTGTTTTGGTATATATTCCCCCTGTCGCGGTGTAGGTTCTCCGTCTGACATAATAGAAGGAGGAGTCCTTTTCAAGGGTGTAGATATGTCTATTGGCATGGTGGACCTCTATATCGAGAGTGGTGTTGCTGCTCGCAGTGTCGATGTCATCTATTTTTTGGCTAGGCCAAGGCTTAGTCACGGCATCGTCTATAGGGATGACACGGAGTTCAGCAAGGCTATCTACAATGAAGATTGCAGGACTATTAATTGGATTGTCCCCTGGATCAGTCTGTGGACCTTCAGGAGTTGGGCATTTCACCACATAGACCTTTCTACTATCAGGCGTGAATGCGCTCGGTGGAGAGGTGATACTTTTGGTCAGGCTTGGATCGGCAACATGAGAGGTTGGACAATTGGCTAGAAAGATTCTAATATATTTACAGATCTCATCAGTTCTGAGACCTACTACTCGATTATGATAGGCCATATCTAGGAGAGGTCTGTGACACCAACTCGGTACCTGACAGTTCCATAAGCTATGTCGATAGGATCTACGGTAGGGGAGGCGGCAGTTGGAAAGACTACGAAGTCCCAGACTCCTCGGAAGTTTATTCCTCGGAAGGTCTCTTTGACCCCCTCGATGACAGATTGGGGAATGTCTACTTCGAACTCGTTTGTAGTGGTGTTGACGTTTATATAGGTCGTGTGGCTAGCAGAGATGATGAGAGAGCCTTCTTCCTTATCTCGAATATGAAGACGGGCTCCATAGCCGGTGATCGAGATGATAGAGCAGGAAGAGGTCTCGAGACGGAAGTTCCATTTGAAATCTCCATTAGTGGAGATGTTTATGTCTAGTCGTTCAGCTGGCATCTTTTTCTTCTCCTGCTATAAAGTCGTATATGATGTCTAGGGCATTATTAAGGATCTTTATCCAAGCGTCGTGGTAGATGACGAAGGCAAGTCTAAGAATCTCTAGGTACCTCTTCATACTCAGCCTCTATTATTAGATTGGCTGGTTTTATTTCGGCAGCTCGTTTCCTCATTGCCACTATGTCTGCTGCGGTAACCGTGAGATCGACGTTTTCCGTTCTAGTAGCTGCTTTGGACTGGACATATTCGAGGACAGTTTTTACAGCGCTGAGGGCAGTTTTATTATCTGGATCGTTGACGATTATATCCTCTAGACGGGATACACCAATGCCAGCAATCTCTTCAAGCTTTCCCTTCAAGTCGATTGCTTCCTCTAGCTGAGTGCCCATAGCTTGAGAGATAAGGTCTTGAGCTATTGGACTGTTGAGGGTTTTCCCTACCGTCACTATGTTGACACCTACCTCAGTCGCGATATCAGTATTCGTCCTGCCAGCGATATGCATGGCTATTATAGTATAGTGACGTGCACGCAGTTTTTTTAGGTCTGCATAGCTAGACTTAACCGCTTTCGGCAGCTTAATCGAGGGCGCTTTCTTTACTGGAAGCTGTCCGTTCGCATCCATGAGAGGTTCCTCAGTAACCTTCTCTATGATCTGCTCAGGATTCTTCGTTAAGGAAAGCATCTGACTCAATACTTCTTCAGGACTCATAGCTGAAACGTCTTTTTAGGTCGATCTGGAAAGTGTTAAGATGGATACGGCAGCTCGTCCCCCTGTGTTCCCAACGAAGTTGCCGGAGCGTTCCCAGGAGGATCAAGGTCAGGATTAGACAGAAATGTCCAAAGGACCCCCCCAACTGGCAATGTCTATTTCGATGACCTTAGAGGTAGAAATTGCAGATGCGGCATCTTACGATGAGAGGAGGAAAGAGTGAAGTATCGATGGTGGCGCTCCCCAACTGAGGAACTTTAACCATTAAAGACACCTCGATATTCGACGAAGTCGAACCTCACACATTGGGAGAAAGTGGGATATATAGGGTATAGATTGGACTAGACATATCTCTTAGAGGATATTCCCCCAATACCCCTCCCCATAAATGGAATGACAATAACGGATTCAGGAAATTTCCCACCCCATGTGAGCCTTTTGTACATGTCAAATGAACCGACCAGGATTGTATACACCTGACAAACTGACAACCTGCCAAAATGTCGGGACGAGTGCGGCGATAGTTGAGGACTGACAAACTGTCATCCTCACCGATGACGTATATGAAGATCGTGTGAAAGAGGAAAATGTACTTGACAATCCTCACACATTTACGTACATTCATAACAGTGGGAAGAAAAAGGGAAATTAATCCCAATCCCCCACACTATTTGTTCTTCACTTACTGAGGATTACTCACACGAGCCAAACATACCCCGTATAAAAAGCCTTTTATTTTTCGGGACGACTTGATAGTGGGAGGAATTTAAAGTAAGTTTACATTGTATTTTTGATTTAACTATGTGAGGTTATTATGAACACAATCCAACGTGCGACGCGAAACTTGAATGGGACAGTTGACTTTGAGGATTTTAAAGTTTATGCAAATGAAGATGGGGATATCATGTATGAATATTACGTTGATCAATTGGGCATTCCAACGAAAGACTTTTACTTGATGGGGATTGATGGACTCGAGGATTTTGATGAAGTGGTGAAGAGGTATTTTGGATGTTAACAACGAAACCGCCATTTGGCGGTCTGAGGATATGGGTTGAAAATCCTCACTGATGAGTAACCCAACGTTCTTTTCATTATATTAGGATAGTGACATGAAAAAAATCACACCACTTACTGAGATGTCGGAGTTCTTTCCTACAACTAAAAGAGGTCTATTGAAATGCGATCTATGTAGAGAGGAAAAGATTGATGTACAAAAGATTAATCGGAACGTTGTGAAAGAGTTTCCAGACCTATCACGATATGCAGGGAAAAACGTATGTCTAGATTGTATCTTCTAGATATGTAAGTCGAAACTCCTCGGCAACGGGGAGTCTATCATCACGGGTTGAAAGGTGATACTGATGAGTAACCCAAATGCGCAGGACGCATGTTCTTTCATTTATTAAACACGCGAGGTTATTACTATGATGGAAGTAGATCTTAATTCAACACTCGTACCTGGATCAATTCTTTTCTATCGGGACAAAAAGAAACGATTTGCCGTGGAAACCGAAGCCTTTAGTGGATCTCGTGATGAGGAAATTATCGCGCATCCAGAGAGGTATCCTATCTTTGAAATAGACTTTTCGGGACTTAGGATTGAGCAGTTGGCGGAGTGGTCGTTATTTCATACGGCGATTATCGATAAGGCGAGGAAGGAGTTTCGGAAGAAGGATCCCTCACAGGCGGAAGAATGGAGAGGTCAATGGGAAGCCGATGAATTGGGACATCCAATTGTGAAGATGGATGCAAAAGAGTTTGCAGGGATGAAGTTACCGGAATCGGCTGCGGAGTTGGCGGCGAAAGTGGAGAAGATGGCATCCTCAATGACACCGGAGATGGCGAAGAAGTTGATCGAGACGCTCACGAAACAAATGAACAGTTAGTGGTTAGAGGCCAGGACGGGGGTTCAACTCCCCCGAACTGTCAATCCCTCCCCCAAGAAACAAAAAGCGAGGTTTATTATGAACGGTAAGACGTTATTAGTAGTAGGTAGTATGTTGTTATTCTTCCTTCTGGTTATGTTGATAGGTCTTGGAGAGATTCAGATCTATAAGATGGAAGATCATGAACTGATTTGTGAACAGTTGTTGTCATATCAAGAGGATACGGAACTGGCTCATGAATTAGTGAAGTATGATTGTCATGTAGACCATAAACATTAGGACGAAGACGGGCGAGGAGAAGTGTAAACCGTAAACTGTCAGGGTGTAAACTTTGTAGACGGGGGATACTTCTCCAGCCGGTCAACCCCCGATTCAGATTTTTCCTGATATATGGGAGGATTGAGGCTCTCTCCTTTAGTATATTTTTATGAATTTTTTTTTAATTTTTTTATTTTTCTTTTCACCTTCCAACCTTTGGCACAGATATTGCATACCACTCCCACATCCTCGGGAGGCATCCCCCGTCTACCATGTCTACACGTTTACATTTCCCCGATACAAAAAGTGTAAACTATTTTCCCAATAGGGTTGACAATCCCCCGGATATATATTATATTGTATGTGAATATGTTGGACTCGGAGCATAGCCCTCGGGACCGTGGAATCCAGGCCAACTCCTAGAACAAGAATCTGTTCTTTCTCAGATTGATTTTTCTCATGCGAGCATGGCTCGCAAAATACGCGAGGTTTATTATGTCTACAACATTAAGGATGGTTGTTATCATGGCCTTCTTTTTCTTCCTCTTCATGGGGATTGCCAATGGGCAGGATTTCAAGAAGAATCAAATTCGATGTGAGGCCTCAACAAGAGTTGCCGCTTCGACAAGTGGTTACCTCTGTGAGGTTGTCCATATTCAGGAATATACTGATGGAGAAGCTCTTCGGATAGCAAGCCACGTAGCGGCGAAAACCGACACCGATCTTGTGGTCGGTCAGGATTCCCTCTTCATCCGATATACCCCGGAAAAGACCTATGAGGTTTGGGGATACGGTTCAACTGTCGGAACGTCAGCGTTGCTGGCGACCTCGAAATCCGTCAAGGACATTCGGCTAGAACTTGTAGTTCTCATTAATGGAATTCGATTAGAGGATTAATCATGAAACATAGACCAAAAAGCGATAAGTGGAAGAAAGCGAAGCATTGGAAACGCCTTGAAAGAGAGGCTAGATCCAATCTGCCTACCGAAGTGAGACCTGACGTCGCGCCGATCATTCGGCTGAAGACGAAGAATTACTACACGGCAGAGGCTATGCTTCGAACCTCCCTTTGGCGACTTCTCGGCGTCAAACCCCTTATCGTTTAACCAAGAGGAAGGCAACCCTGCCAATTGTGAACCAACCTAGATAGGCTTTACCGTTGGTGGGGTTGCTATGTTTCCTCTAAACGAAAGAAGAATCAATCTAAAGAGAACACAAACCCAGATCAATATGGAATCTCAGTCAAAGACTTGCCACAGATGCGGGGCTATATATGCTCGTCAGGTGACGATAGCTACACTCCAAGAGACGAGCAATGAGCGCCTCATGCCTTTCCTTGGGAAGAACTTATGCGACCCTTGTAGAGGTCTCATTAAGAGAGGCGCTGATTTATCCTGGAAAAACATCCCCATCGGCAGTTTTGAAGCCCTACGATATGCCAAAAATAATCGCCTCTTCATCGCCGCCTATACAAGAGACGGTGAGGAACTTGTTCGTATAACAACGAACCTTCCCGACGAAGAGCTAGATCAAGCGAAGAGGGAGATCTTCATCAAGAACTGGTCTGAAAATGAAGGGTTATACAACTGGCTCGTAGCTCATTGTCTCGTTGAGAAGACAGGGATCTTCGTTTCGGATGGTTGGGCGATAGCCCCTCTTGTCAAAATGACAGATCGCTTGATGAAACTCCTAGAACTAACCGATGAGGATCTCTTAAGAAAATGAAAGAATTTATTGAGATTCTAGAAAGAATCATAGAACGAAGAAAGGAATCCTTAAAAGACCTAGGTATATCTACTGGATTCCCTCAAGGGACGCTGGCAGGCTTAGAAATGGCCTTGGAGATAGCTCTGACTGTCAACTACAAAGAGGAAAAAGATGGGAAATAGAAAGAAAACCGAGATAGTTCAATTGGAAAAGATCCGCCTTCTCGCAAAGGAAGACGCCTGTTCGGATATCCTAAACCTCCTAGAAGAGAGAAAGAAAAAGCTCTTAAAGATAGGAATCTCTCGATCTAAACTTCTGGTTGAGGGGCTAGAAGCGGCAACGCTGTTAGTTGAACAGTACAAGGACTCTTTAATGATTAAAGTTCCTCTCACAAAAGAAGACCAGATCAATGACGACTGAAAAAATGAAAGGTATTCTAAGAAGCCTAGGTGGCACCGGTATAAACCTAGCTCTAATCCTTCATCTCGACCACAACGGAGAGACCTCAGTAGGAAAGCTCGCAGAAGTCCTCGGCGTAACTCCTCCGGCAATCTCACAGACTCTCAAGAAGATGAAAGAACTAGATATGGTTAGGGGAAGAAGAGAAGCTCAGACCGTTTACTATCGCCTCAATGCAGGCAACCCCTTCTTCATGACTCTTCTTCCTATAATCCAAATGAACCTCCGTATAAGATGACAAAAGCCAGACGAATAACCGTCAGCGGTAAGATAGACCTCCGCTCCCTAGCTACCATTGTTTCCTGGCTCCATAAGAACAAACTCCGGCCAGATAATAAGAGCGAAGCTCTCCATATGACGGTTGAGGCCCTCGCTGAGATGATTATATCCAGTGGCGGAGGAAAACTCTACACCGAGGTAGGAGAAGCTATTGCCGCCCTAGAAGTCTATGGTCTCGATTTCTCTCCAGATAAGAGGACAAAACAGGGACGGGAACTCTTTCGAGCTATCACCCTCCCCTCTCTGGACAGCCCACAAGGCCTCGCACGCCAACAGGCCATCGAAGATGAATTCGAAGATGCCTTGCAGCGATTCAAAGAGGGAAAAACTGGAGAAGGCAAAGATGAAATATAAAATAGAGCAATATGAGAAAGGATTCTACGTTAGATACCAGCGATGGTGGATGCCTTTCTGGGGGTGGATAGGAGAGGGTGCAGGGGAATCCCCTCACTGGAGTTGGTCTATGCCTGCTAGCATATGGTCTTTCAAGACAGAGAAATCTGCCCTCGCTATGATCAAGAAGGTAGAAGAGGCCCCAGACCGAACAATCCACGTGGAGGTGAAAGATGCTCAGTGATTACCCAGACAAAAACCTCCCTCCTCCATCTCCAAGGGACAGTCGTCCCCTAGACGAGGTCACAAAGGGCCGTCCAATGCAAAAGGGATACAAAAAACCTGAAATTCAGGTCCAAATATCCCGTTGGATAGTCTCACTCGGTCTCTCCGTGACAGCTGCAGAGGCCCTAACACAGGACTTCTGTGAGAAAATAAAGAAAAAGGCCCTTCGCGAGGGTACTCGAATTGCCAACACAACCTATGAACTTGGTTACGAGAACTCCTACATCAAGATAAGGATATCTCGTTCTCGACCCCACGATCCTGAGGATCTCCTAGGTAAATTTCTTTTCGAGAATAACCTCAAAGGAGAGTGGAAAATCGTCACCAGGAAGAAAATGATGGGTGACATCATCTATACTTGTAAACCACAAGCCAATAAAAAGACGAAAAAGTCTAAGGAGAAGGCAGCAATCGAGGGAATCAAGAAACTAAACCCAAGACAGGCTGAAGCTCTCCTAACTGAACTCCTAAAAATGATAGAAAGAGGATAAAAAATGAGCAATAGAAAAGACGCAGAAGCAAGAGCTAAGGCTACAAAATGCAAAACTTGCGATCGTGACTGGGAAAC